GTTTCTCTATGCTACTTAATTCGCTATCTGTCCTTGCAGATACATAGCTAACATCATCAAAGTCTTTTGTCTTTAGGTGGCTACCTATTCTACCTAGCAAACCTCCCTTACTTTTACCTATGTAAATTATATCATCATTCTTAGTAAGTATGTACACGAATCTAATTATACCTTTTTTATTAAGTTTTATAACTTCGTCTAATTTAAAAGCTATAGCTTCCTTGTATGTTGTCTCTTTCATATCTTGTGTCTTTCTACTGTTCTTATTGTTACTCCTAGTATTTCTGCTATGTCTTTAGTACTAATATTTGGCTTTAGGTTTATTATTTGCAACACCTTCTGCTTGGTCTTTATTTCAACTTCTCTACTTATCTCTCTTATCTTAACATCTATATCTAAGCTCTTACGCATATCTGCTAGGTACTTCTCTTGTCTTTGCTTATATTCTTTACCCCATCTATATGTATGGTGGTGTATCCAACTCATAGGTTTATTATATCCTTCGAAGTTAGTTATGTAATGTCTTTCCCAAGTGGTATTAGGTTTACTCATCCATACAAACTCATATCCATCATATATTACTTTATGGTTAATTACGTCTTTTAAGTTACTTAGTTCTTCTGTAGTCCAATTAGTCATAGTTATTGTTTTAGTTATTGATAGTCCAAACATACAACAATATATCCAGACTACCAAATAATAACTGTATTATCTATTTATTTTTAAAGTAATACCAACCACTCGATTTTTCTTCTTCTAAAGTACCTTTATCTTTATAGTAATCTAAACTCTGGTTTTCCCATAACTGCCACTCTACTACTTTATCTACTAGCTCGTTCATTGTTTTAGCGTTTAAAACTAGCTTTTGGTCATCTCCTCTAGTAACTTCTAATCTAATGTTTTTCATAATCTATTTATTAATTTTTGTTATTATCTAACTTTAAATCCTGCCCAACCTTTGTTCCATAGATTCTTTTTAAAAGAAAAAATGTAGTCTGTGTTTTCTTCCAAAATTTTAGCCATATCAAAAGCTACTATATTTGCAACTTCAATTTCTTTGTTTTCCTTCAAAAAGCGTAGTGCATCATTGCCATCTTTCGGTCTATAACGTTTCACAACAACGTTTATACCTAATAGCTCGGCTTGTTCTTTAATCGTTTCTTTAGTCATTTTTATAAGTTTTATTTATTAGTTAAGTACCTTTCTAGGCCAGCTAAAGCTCTCCAAGCTACTTTGGTTAGGTGTAAGACTCCATCATCATCTAAAGGCTCTATAGTGTGGTCTATTAAGTGTCTAGTTAAAGCGTCATACTCGTCTTTAGATTTCTCCATATCCCAATGTAATGGCTTGTCTGGATGGTGCTGGTCATTTCCTACTTGACTACACTTAGACACCTCTTTAATAGCGTTAGGAAAGTATTTAAGTACTCCACTAAACACTGGTGTAGCTTTTCTTTGAGCAGCTTTATCTAATGGTTTACTATTACAATCATCACAATCGTTACAGCATATATCATCCCAATAGCAATCACTAGGATTACATTCGTCTTTACATACCTTTTCAGCACCTACTACATCAAACTTATTAATAAGGTCTTGCTCGTAAGTCATTGTAGTTTCGTAAGCTAATCCATCGTTACCATTCTGTGCTATTACAGCCAACCTTCTTTCGTGTTCTGCTGATTCTTCTAGTTCAATCATTTTCTCTCTTGTATTCATTATGTTATTGTTTTTAGTATTTGTTGTAATTCTTTTGCGCTTTTGTCCATAAGAGCATTATAAATATCCCTTCTTATATCGCTTACTATATTCTTTTTAGATATTCTACTTCTTTTATAAGTACTTGTAGCTTCTATTATAGCTCTTATCTCTACATAATAAGACTTGTACTTAGGTGTTGTCTCTAAATCGTTATCTACAGTCTTTACAGCGTGAATAATAGTATCGTGTCCAAGACCAAATAAGTCTCCTATATCTTGATATGGCATATCAGTAAGCTCTTTTATTATCTTACAAGCATACATTCTAGGTCTAACTATCATCATCTTCCTAGTCTTAGTCGTACAATCTACATTAAAGTAAGTGTTCACCTTCTCTATTATCCCTAGTGCTATCTTGTATTGTTCTTTTGTCATCTTCTTTCGTTTTTAATTCGCAAAAGCAACCGCCAATTCTCTTTTGGCAGTCGCATATTCTCATCTGCATATTAGTCTATTCTTAAAAATTCAGCCTCTGCGTGTGATAAAAACCACTCCTTATTGTCTAAATACTTGTCTATTACAGAGTCAACTATAACTATCTCATCTAAATCCAGCTTAGACACCTTATCTAATATAGAATCTATCTTGTTAAGTATGTTTGTACACATTTCTGGGTCAGAAGCATATACTGAGTCAAACTCTTCTCTAACTACAGTCTCTAACATCTTGTTAGTTCTGTTTATCTGCTGTTTTAAACTCCCTTTGTAGCGATTTGTTAGTACTAGCTCTTCATTAGCTTCTAAGAGCAACTGAGAGGTTAATACTGCCTTTAAATAACTAATTGTTTCTTTGCTAACTTCCATTATAGTCCAGTGTTTATATTATTATCAATTACTTGTATTAAGTACCTTAAATCACTTCTTTCACTCTCGCCAAGTATGTCCTTTCCGTCTACGAAAACTCTATAATGGTCTTTCTTTGTTTTTCTTATTTCAACTTTATCCATTTCTATTTGCTTTTAAATTAACTACTTGCTTATAAAACTTTCTGTCAGCTACTAAATTACCTTTTATAAACTTTTCTATCATATAATACTCTGATAAAAACATCTCTAGTGAATACCTAATAAGCTGTTCATTATCAGACCCTTTTTCTTCAATGTGCTTTAGGAAATGATAACTACCGTCAGTATCACTTTCCATATACACTGTTACTTTACTCTTGTCATTCTCATAACTCGTTAAATCTTCTACTCGCATATTGTTTTTGTTTTAAAGTTAGGCAAACTTACGCATAATTATTGACATACGCAAGGATTTTGTTAATTAATTACTGTAAACGTCAAGATAGTCTCTAGTATCAATCATAGAGTCTATGTCTCTCATATATTCTGAATGCAAATCTACAGTGTAATCAAATATTTCAGTCATAGTCTTAGGGAGTATAGCTAAAGGTACTTCGGAGTCTTTAGAATACACTTCTATAGTGAATAAGCAATCCCAAGAGGTAAATCTTATATCGTAATCATAATTGTTGTCATTATACACTATATCCACTCCTTCGTGGTCTACCTCTGCGTGTATTCCTTTTACTGCTGCAATAATTTCTGTTTGTGTCATAATTATAATTTTAAATTAAGGTTAATCTTCTAAATGTAAGCATCCTTCGTCTCCCCAAAGATATATAAATTCTATACTTGCTGTGAAATATAAAAATGTAAAGAATATCTCAATGTTATGATACTTCTGCCTCCTTCGTGTATCCATATTATTTGTAACACCTTTACCGTTAACAAGACCTTCTATGCCTATCGAAGGTATTAACGCAAACCACTCGCTTGTACTCCAATAGAAACTTTTGCTAACCACGTCTATTATTCTGTTTTTTCCTAATTTCATCTTTTTTTCTTCTTTTTATTTAAATAATCTATTTCTGGTATGCCTTCTATATTAGAAAACCTAGTTCTTAACTCCATTCTAGCAAAAGACTTTCTTAATCCGTCACTACGAACAAGTGTATCTGTAGCGTTTATCAAGTATCTGCCAGTACACTCTGTTTGAACTATCTCGTATATCTGATTAGTTATCAGACACTTAAACTTCCTAAAACTTATAATATTATTTGAATCTAGTAATTCCATATGCAAACTTACAAAATTAAAATGACATACGCAAGGATTAACACATAATATTTTAAAATAGTTATCTTTATATACAAAAACAATATATGAATCACGATTTTAACTTAAATGTACCTAAGTCCTTAAGAGGTATTAAACTAAAGGAATGGATTAAGTTTATTGACGTTTATGAAAAGAATAAAGACAACGAGTCTAACGATTTTCTAAATAAAAAGATGTTAGAGATATTTTGTGGAGTAGACTTAAAGTCTTTACTTAAGATACCAGTAACTAGCTTTGATACTATCATAAATCACCTATACAACACCTTAAACTCTAAAACACCATTAGTAAATACATTTAAAATGATAGGTGTAGATGGAGTAGAGGTTGAATTTGGACTAATACCTAACTTAGATAAGATGAGTTATGGTGAATGGGAAGATTTAGAGAGCTATATTTTAGACAATAAGAACTTACATAGAGCTATGGCTGTACTATACAGACCTTTAATATATCAAATAGGAGGTAAGTATAGGATACACGAATATCAAGGTACTGACTTTTACGCAGACGTTATGAAAGAGATGCCAATAGATATAGCTTTAGGTGCTAGGGTTTTTTTTTATCGTTTAGCGAGAAAATTAGGGGATTATACGATGGATTATATACTGAAACAATATCAGAAGGAGTCGGAAGCCAGCTCTCAAGAAATTTCGGAAGAAAATGGAAAGGTTATCCAGCAATACTTGAGCTCGCACAAGGAGATGTCAGAAGAATTGATGAAGTTACAGCATTACCAATTCACCAATGCTTAATGTACTTAGAGTACGCTAAAGAAAAGAATGAATTAGAGAATAAGTTAATAAAACAAAGTACAAGATAATGAAACACGTTTACGACATATTAGATGTATTAAGAGATGAGCTTAGAAGCAATCCGTCAGTAAATACAGTCTCCTACGGAGATATAATGGACTTAGATTTGGATAAAACGACAATGTTCCCATTGTCGCATCTACTAATCGACAACGCTTCTTACGGTAAGAGGACTATTACATTTAGAATAAAGGTTTTATGTGCTGATGTAGTAGATTACAATCAAGTAAAGAGTGAGTATGATGACTTCTACGGTAATGATAACTTGCACGATGTAATGAATACTCAGTTTCAAGTGATAAACTCACTAATAATGAAATTAATGAGAGGTGATTTATTTAACTCTAAGTTTCAAATAACATCAACACCTACAGCAGAACCTTTCAAAGAGAGCTATGGTAATGTTTTAGCTGGATGGACTACTGATATAGATGTAGAAATGCCTAACTCGATATCAATATGTTCTTCTGATGTAGCTGGTTCTGTTACTGATGGTAGTGGTGAAACAGTTGTAGATTACGGTGTTTTACCTTTAATTACTGCACATTCAACAAACTTCATATTACTAGATAGTCCTTTTACATATATTATAAACGCTAGAAATAGTCCTACGAGCTATAGTGCTACTGGGTTAATAGCTGGTCTTACTATAGATACTGCTACTGGAATAATTACTGGTCAACTAGACGCTAGTGTAGTTATTACTGTAGGTTTATCCTTTAGCGTAACTATTAGCGCTACTAATGAGATAGGAACAGAAACTAGAGACGTTGTATTTGTTACAACTGACCAAACAAGTGGAGTTTTACTACCTCCTTACGATTTAACTATCAGTTCTACAGAAGGAGTGTCAGTTGTCACCTCTTTTAGATTAAGAGATTACGATGGTGTTATTGCTGGTGCAGAAGTGTATAGACAAGGGTTGTTACACGATACTGTTTACTTTACTGGAAACGAAAGTGAGTTTAGTGCAAGGTTATCTGTTACAAGTATTGATAATGATGGCGAATATACATATAAGGTTAGAGTTTTTAACTCTTCTGGTGTATTTTCTGACTTTACAGATGAAGTTATTCACGATAGCGTATTCTCTGGAAGTTTAAATATATCGACAAATGAATCTGTTGTTAAGACTAATCCAACATTAGCTGATGCTGTAGTTTATTGTAAGTTTAACGATACTGACGTAGACCCTTTAATCAATTTAGCAGATAACACTTCTGGACAATGGTTATTGACTGGTACTAGAAATTATGAATCTAGTGGCTTAATAGGTAGTTCATTGAATCTTGGATTTAACTCTGGGTCTGGAACAAACTATGGACAAATGGTTACATTTCCAAATACTTATCAATTCATAACTGGAAACACACACGAGAATCCTACTGTTTATAACAACTCCGAGGACTTTCCTTTTAGTGTTAGCATTTGGTTTAAGATTGACATTCCAACAACACCAGAGATTGTGAACATACCTTTGTTTGGCGCAGATAATGGTGGTGCTTTAGGAACTTCTTTTGGAGCTGGAATTTCTGTTATTTACGAAAATGGTGTTCAGAAGTTCGATACGTCTAAAATTACATTTAGTCTAACGGACTATAGAACGATTGATGAAGGTGTAGGAAAGGAAAAGAGAGATTACTTTGACTTAAAAACCACCCTTAGTAATGGATGGAATCACGTTTGCATAACGTATAGTGGAGCTCCTAATGATGAGGTTACTAAACCGATTAGAATATACTTAAATAACCAATATTACGGTGGTGTATTCAATTACTTTAGACCAGATATTAAATATTTTGGTATGACTAACAATCCTACAAACTTATCTATAGGTAGTGCTAGTACTAGCCAATACAAACCTAAAGTAGAGTATGATGAGTTTTCAATGTTTAAGAGGATGTTAACTAAGGATGAGGTTAACTTCTTGTATAATGATGGCTTAGGTCAGTCAATAGTGTAGTATGAAGAAGGAAAACGTAAGGCTAGCTCTGGTAGAAGTTGGGAAACTAGTGACAGATAGATTAAAGAGTCTATCATCTAGTCAAGGATTTAACGCTTCTGGAAACCTAGACAAGTCTTTTGGGTATGAGTCTACGGTTAACGAGCTAAAACTGTTTGCTGCTAAGTATGCTGGTGCTTTATCCGAAGGTATCTCTACTGGAAAAGGTAAGGGAGGCTTTAAGGAGATGCAAAACAGCATAATCAAATGGGCAAAGACAAAAGGCATTAGACCTCAGATTAGAGACAAGCAAGGTAGGTTCACTAAAGTTACCGATAGGACTTGGAAGTCATTGGGATTCGTTCTAGCTAGAAGTATAAGGACTAGAGGTATATCAAAGAGGTTTGGATATAAGGGTAGTGGTTTTATTAAGACTGTAAAAGAACAGACAGAGAAGGAAATTACCAATATAATCGCCGAAGCATATAAAAAAGATTTATTAATAGAGTTAAACAAAAGAACAAAATAGTATGGGATTAGTATTAACAAGAAGTCCGTTTAGAGTAAGTAGAGGCTTGTTAGACAGCAACGCTTCTTTAATTGTAGAGATATCAGAGCAAATTAACGGAGTTAGTGTGATTAAAAACACCTATAATCTAGTATTTAGAAACAAGTATTTTCTAGATATATCCAACTTAATAAATAGCGAGTTATCTGACGCCTTTACATACAACGGAGCAACAAGTTCTTATGATGGTCAAGTCAATAGTATTCTACTAGTCAAGACTACGTTATCTGGAACGATAAGCGATGTAGCTCAGTCAGATATAGTTAGCTACAATTACGCAACTGACGGATACTTATATAATACTGACGGCGTAGGTTATGACTTTTCTAGTAACCTAAGAACTAACGGATATTATGCTGGAAGTTTTGACACTATATACAAGCTAAAAGAAGCTAGTTTAAACATACCCTTACTTAATACATCTCTTAGTGACTTTGATACGAACTTAGTAACTAATCCTACATTTACAACAGATGTAAGCTGGACAAAAGAGACTTCTGATTGGACAATTTCTGATGGTGCTGGGTTTTTAGCTTCTACAGACTTATTAATCGATAGACTATACCAAGCAGCAACATTAACTGGATTAAGCCTTAGAGTTAAATTTGATGTTAGTGGGTTTAGTGGTACTGGAACTGCAACAATGAGGTATCCATTCGATATTCCTTTTACTGGTAACGGAACTTATTCTGCTGTAGGTGTAGGAGAGTTGGATAGAGTTCAATTTCAAGGCACTGCAGATGATTTAGCGACTCCTTTAGCTTTCTCTATAGACAACATCTATGTTAGTGTAGTTTCTGCCACTTCTTACGAATCAATTACTGTTGTCGCTAAATACAATGGTTCTACCGTAGGCACTGAAACAATATCATTTGACGCTGACACTACAACGCCTAGCCAAGACGCTACGTTTAATATTGATAATATAGATGAGGTTTTGATAACTACCGACTACGGAACTAAAACTATAAATGTTGAACCTATATCCGAATGTAAATACAGTCCATTCATACTTACTTTTAGAAATAAATACGGAGTAGACGAAGATTTATGGTTCTTCAAGAAATCATCAAGAGAGATTTCTGTTAAAAGTGAGGACTTTAGAGCTAATCAATTTAAGCAAAGGTCTGCTGGAATGTTAACTAGGTCTATGCAAGAATTTAACAAGAATGGAAAAGAGTCTATAGAATTAAACTCTGGATTCGTTCTAGAAGGGTTTAACGAGTCTTTTAAGCAACTTATGCTGTCAGAGAGGGTAAAGCTATATGATTACGATAATAGTTCCTTACACGCTGTTAAAATAGGTAATGGAAGTTTAAAGTATAAGACTTCAGTAAATGACAAGTTGATAAACTACACTATAGATGTAGAATTTAGTAATAACGTAATAGATGATATAGTTTAATGAGACTACAACCACAATTATATATAGATACGTCTGGGAATCCATTAGGAGAACCCAGTTTCGAGAGAGTTGATTTCTTTGATTTTGAGTCAATAGAGCTAACGTCTACTGTTCAAGACTTTAGGGATATAGATAAGGTATTTACAGACTACTCTCAGACATTTTCATTGCCAGCTTCAGATACTAATAATAAAATATTTAAACATTACTATAACGTTGGTATCGCTGATGGTTTTGATGCAAGAATTAAGCAAAAGGCAGAGATATACTTAAACGGTATATTGTTTAAAACTGGATACATTAGATTAACTAAATCTGCTGTAAGTAAAGGTAAGCCAGTGTCTTATAAGGTTGCTTTCTTTGGAGGGTTGACTAATTTAAGAAATACTATAGGTAATACTGAGCTTTCTGAGTTGCCTTACTTGGATTTATATAATCACGATTACGATATAACTAACGTACATAATGGATTTACTGTTGGATTAGAACTTTCTGGAGATACTATGAGCGTAGGTGCTGGTAGAGACGTTGTCTACCCTTCAATATCTGCTAGTGATAAGTGGTATTACGACTCTAGCGGTTCTTCTGCTCCAGAAGTATATAGACAAGGAGTAAGTACTAATTTATACGACATAATAGGTAATTCTAGAGGGATAAACTGGTTAATGCTAAAACCAGCCATAAAAGTAAAGCACATTATATCAGCTATAGAACAGAAGTATTCTAGTATAAATTTCTCAAATGATTTCTTTGGTACTGCCGAGTTTGATGACTTGTATATGCTACTTCATAACAATAAAGGAGTGTTATCTCCTTCGTCTAGTGTGACTGAAGATACCTCAGTTACTTATAGAATAGGCTCTGGACAATCTGATTCTGATTTCTTACTAGATGCTGGAAGTACAGAAAGAAGACCTATGTTAACGTATTGGGAGGACGCTTTCCCTAATCAAGCTAGAGTATTTCAGTATCACGTTATTGTAAGCGTTAGTAATGCTGTTATAGCTGGTGGTGGTGGTACTGCTCCAGTTTACACTTTAGAAATACTTGATGGAGATATAGTTTTAGATAGATTTGCTGACGTTTCTGGAAGTCAAACTTTAACATCTGTATTATGTACTGAGAATCAGAAAGAATGGGGTAATATAAATGTCAGAATAAGCTCAAACACAAATCAGTTATCTACTTTTGAATTAGACGTGGAGCTTAAACTATCTAGATTTAAAGTAAATAGACTTGGAGTTCCCGACGATTATATATGTGATGTTCAGAACTTTATAGATGATGGAGGTACGCCAGTTACAGAGTCAAGTAACTACTCTACACCTACAGTTACTCAGTCAATGACTCAAAAGATAGAAATCACTAGAAACGTGCCTAAGATTAAGGTACTAGACTTTCTGACTGGAATATTCAAAGCATTTAACCTTACTGCTAGAGTTGATGATGACGGTATTATCGTTGTAAAGCCTTTAAATGACTTCTATAATGATGGTGCTGATATAGATATAACAAACTTAATAAGTACCGAAGATGTTAGTGTAAATAGAATGGATTTGTTTCGTAACATAGAATTTGAGTATTCAGAAAACAATACATTTGGAATAATAAACAATAACGAGATATCTCAGACTGACTATGGTAATCTAGAGTATCAAGCTACTGCTGACGGAACTGATTCTAGTTTAATATTTGATGGTAAAGACTATAGAGTTAAATTACCATTTGAGAAGATATACTACGAAAGATTATCTGACGAGAACTCTCCTTTAGACAGAACTGAAATGGGTCACGGATGGTTAGTAGATAAAGACCAGAATGAAGTTATTACTAAACCTATATTATTCTTTAACGTAGAACAACCAGTAGATACTACTAAATACAAGGTAGGATTCGTAGGTAAAACACTTATATCTCAGTACAATAGAGCTAGCAACACTGATTCTAACCAATACTGGACTGGTTCGGCTTGGTACACAAAAGAAGGAACTAAAAGCCTTAACTTTAATGTAGAGTTTGATGAGTTTACTAATTCAGAAGTTACTAGGGGTTTATTTAGAAAGTATTATCAAGATTATATCTCGACAGTATTTGACAAAGGTACTAGGGTGCTTGATTTAGATATGAAAGCAGATTTATCGTTTTTATTAAAGTACAAGATTAACGATACGTTAACTATAGACGGAGAGGAGTTTCTTATAAACAACATAAGGACTGATTTAACCTCTGGAGATACTAAGTTAGAATTATTATTGAAGTTCTTTACGGAAACTGTAGTAGATGCTGTAGGAGCAACACTAACAATACCTACTGGGTTAACCAATTGGTTTTCAAGTCTTCAGCAGATATCATTCAATTGGGATGCTAATCCAGCCGACCAATTAGTTAAAGGATATAAAGTATATGTTGATACAGTACTTACGCAGACTTTGCTTAGACAGACTAGCTCTGAGATAGTTGGTTTACCAGCTAATACCTCTTACGATATTCAGATTTCAGCTTACGACTCTCAAGGAAATGAGTCAGCACTATCTACAGCAGTGTCTATGACTACGTCTAACGTGGATTCTGAAGCTCCTACTGCACCATCTAACTTATTCGCTACATTTGTTACAAATAACTCAGTAGCTTTATCTTGGGGTTCTTCTACGGACAACATAGGGGTGACTGGATACGAAGTGTTTGTTGATGGAGTGTTAAATACAACTGTAACTTCAACTACAACAACTATATTTGGATTAGTAGGTAAGCAAATATATGAAATATCAGTTAGAGCTAAAGATGCAATACCTAACTATTCAAGTTTTAGTAATTCAATACAAATACAAACATTATGATAATCAAACACACATTAGAACTACTAGCCAGTGAGGATTGGCTAGTATCAGACAAGGATATTCAAATAGCAAAAGGGTTATATGAATTACCAACAACATTCGCAGAACTAAAAATGAATAATAAACGTAAAAAACTATTGAAATAATGGCAGAGAACACAAATAATATAGTTTATAGAATTGAAGTAGACTCTGAGTCTGGTAAAATTAATGTAGATGGAGTAACTAAGAGTTTTGAACAAGCTGACAAGGCTTTCTTAAAGCTACAAAAAGACGTATCGAAAGGCATTCCGAAAGCAACTAAATCTCTAAAAGGATTAGGAGACGCTAGTGGTTCGGCTACTTCTGCAACTATGGAACTTTCTAGAGTTATATCTGATGCTCCCTATGGTATTAGAGGTATGGCGAACAACATTACTCAGTTAGTTTCTCAGATGGGTACTGCTACAGAAAAAGCTGGAGGGTTTGGGGAAGCATTAAAACTTATGGGAGCGCAAATGATGGGTTCTTTAGGGGTTGTATTCCTTATAACTGCTGCTGTAGCTGCCTTAGACTACTTTTACGGAGCTAATAAAAAGGCTGAAGAAGGTGTTAAGAGTTTTAGAAAGGAAGTTGAGGAGTTAAACACTACTCTTTTAAAACAGGCTGACCATACTAAACTCGCATCTGAAAGCATAGATGAATATTTGAAGTTATTAATAAAAAGGAAAGAGATTGAGAAACAGCTTAGCGCTTTAGCAGACAAACAACAACCACTAGAGGAAGGGGTTGAAAACCTAAAAAAAGCATTAAAGACTTTTAAAGAGAAGTTAGCTGCTGACGAAGATAACGTGTTTCTTCAAAATAAAGTAATAGAACTAGATAAGCTTATTGAGTCGGAGCAAACAAAGATAAATATACTCTATCGTGATGGTCAGGAGATTTTAGATGATTACAATGAATCAAAAGATAATCTAACTAAAGCTCAAGAAGGTACTGTAAAAGCTTTAGAGCTAGAAAAGAATGAATTAAAGAAGGTACAAAAAGAAGTTGCCAAATCTCCCGCCGTGTGGAAAACCTATGAAGCTGCTATACAAAGCGTTCAAGATAAGATAGACGCTATAACTGGAGGTAAAGATGGAAAAATGAAGAAAGTTTCTTATTTCGACTTTAAAGAACTTCAGATAGGTAATGGAAAATACCTTAAGGAGATAATGAAGGTTGAGGAGAAGACTACGCAACTAAGGACTAAATCAAAGATTGGTAGCTTAGAAATACAAAGGCATTATCATCTACAGAGATTAGGCAAGGCTACTGGAGCAAATAAAGAGTTAATAGCAGCTTATGAAAAATACTACGATGACCTTATTAGATTAGAAGAGGAAAAGTTACTAGGAAAGTCAAAGATAGACCCTAAGAAACCAAAATCTGCGGGAGCTACTCCAGACGAAATAAAAGAGAAACAGAGGTTAGAAACAGAGACTAGGCTAGAGGCTTTAATGGAGGCGAGTAATGCTATAGGAGGCTTTTTAGACGGAGAGTATAGTAGAGAGATAACTAGAGAGCAGAATAAGACCAACGCTTTAAATAACGAGCTTAGAGAAAGATTAAACAATGAAAACTTGTCTAAATCAGAAAGAAAGAGCATTCAGTTAGAAATAGCTAGAAATGATGAAGCTCTTAGGATAAAGCAAGAAGTGTTAGAAAAGAAAAGATTTAAGACGCAAAAAGCTATAAACATATCCCAAGCGTTACTATCTACATATCTAGCTGCTGCACAAGTTCAAGCTAATCCATTACTAATAGACCCTCTAACTAAAGGTATAGCTATGGGTGCTACTATTGCAACTGGACTAGCTAACGTAGCTACTATAGCAAGACAAAAGTTTCAGTCTAGTGCTGGAGCAACATCTACTGCTGGTTCTCTAGGTGGAGGAGGTGGTGGTGGTAACGACAGAAGTTTTAACTTTAATCTAGCTGGAGCTTCAAGGGAAAATCAACTAGCTAACGCATTGCAAGGTAGATTTGACCAACCATTACAAGCCTTTGTTGTGTCAAGAGATATAACTAACGCTCAACAGTTAGATGCAGATATTAGGACTAACGCAAGTTTCGGATAAAACGAAACATAGATAATAAAAATAGTTAACTTATTAAACAAATATTATGGATAGTGAATTTGATACAATCGAATTAATAATAGACGAACAACTAGGGGAAGAAGGTATAAACGCCATCTCCCTAGTAGAGTTCCCAGCTATAGAGGAGAACTTTGTAGCTCTAAGTAAAGAACAGCATAAAGTTGAGTTCAAAACAGTAGACAAAGAGAAGAGAATTATCGTAGGATTAGCATTAGTTCCAGATAAGCTCATATATCGTCGTAAAGGGGATTACGAGTACAATATAACATTCTCTAAGGAAACTGTAAGAAAAGCGTCTGAGCTATACTTAAAACGTCTTAAAAACAACAATACAACCTTAGAACATCAAGAACTTACTTCTGGAGTATCTGTTATTGAGTCTTGGATAGTAGAAGACCCTAAGCAAGATAAAACTGCTTTATATGGTTTAAATGCTAAAGATGGAGATTGGGCAGTGGTTATGAAGATTGATAATGATGAAGTATGGCAAGATGTAAAGAATGGTAAGTATTTAGGATTAAGTATTGAAGGTATATTTAGCGACAAGAAAGAGGAAGAAATGAGTTCTGTCGAAGATATGACTGAAGAAGAAGCTAAAATCTTATTAGAAGAAATAAAACAATATTTAGGAAATGAGAGCTAAGTATTGTAAATCAAAGAATACATACACCATTAATGAATGTAAGAGATGTAGTTGTTCGGAGTATTGGAAGCAAGGAATAGGTTCTATTCATTTAGATAACCACATTGCGACTATTACAAATACTGATACTGAAAACACATTATCTCATACTTCAACTGCTAAACCTACTTCTGAAGAGGGTACTGTAACGAATGTAGATACAACAAGAGTCGTAACAAGTTAAATAAAATAAAATGAGCAGAGAAATTAAGAATAGTAGCTTCGAGGTAAGACCAGACCATCACACTTTAGCTGAAATAAACGAATTAACTCCAGAATTAGGGGCTATTGTGTTTGATACAGATAGTAATGTGAATAAGTACTGGAATGGAGCTGAGTGGGAATTTGTAGGTAAAGCTAATGAAATTATCGTAAATCAAGCAAACGCAGCAACAACATTAGGTGGCGTTATAGTCTCAAGTCACGAATACTTTATTGATGGTATTATAGATATGGGGTCTAATTCAATAACAGTTCCTCCAGCTGGTATTACATTAAGAGGGTATTCATTTGATATTAGTGGTTTAACTTCATCTGTAGATAATCACAAAATGTTTGTTTCTGAAAGCATAGCTATAGGTTCTGGAAATATTATGGGTATTGATTTCTATATAGAGACTACTGGAGTAGGTAGTAAGGTGTTTGAATTATATGATTCTAATGGATTTCACGCAATAGAAATGAATAGAGTTAACTATATGAACTGTACGTCACTAGGAGACATATACGACTATAGACAAGGTTTGGAGTTAGGAACTGGTAGATTTGGTGGTTCACCATCATTAACATTACACGGAACTTGGGTAGGTGGATTTAGAATATCTACCTCAATTACAAGAAGTATGTCAGACACAACTACTGAACCTTTATTTAAAGCTGGTACTTTGTTTCAAATGAATAGCAGATTCTTAACTGATATGAATGTTGACTTAGGTACGTTGCAACCATTTACGGACTTTGCTCCTTTAAACTTCCCTAACCCATCTTCCCTAGAATTTGTTGACGTTTTGTTAACTAGAGATGGTGTTATAAACGCTGAAGATGCTAATATCACACCTAATGTATCGGAGGCGGATATCTGTTCAGCTTGGTCTGGTAATCACGGAATACATAATACATTTGTGGGTGGCGCTCAAGATATTACAGTCGAAGTCGAAACGGTAATTACAACACAAAACGTATCAACACCAATACTAGGAACTTCAGTAGCTTCTGATTTACAGCATTTTGATGCGCCAGCAAATGGACAATTAAGATTCTTAGGAACATCTCCAATTGAGTATTCAGTTAGTTGGGATTTTATCTTAGACGGTGTATCTAACAATGAATATAGAATAGAACTAATAAGAGAGCGTTCTGGAACTCCAACCGTAATTTACGGACAAACAAGAGTTATTAACGCTTTACAAGGAGGAAGAGATGTAGCTTACTATAGTGGTGCTCATCACGAAAGAATCTTGCAAAATGATATTACTTATTGGCAAGTTAAGAATTTAAGTGGTACTGGTAACTGTACGCTAGAATTAGGTTCTGACTGGACGATAGACCATAGGTAGTGAAAAGCAGACAGAGAAAAGAAAAATAGTTATATTAATATATTAAAACAAGTAAATTATGAACAGTAAAGAAATTCTTACAAGTATCAAGGAATTGGTAGGTCTCTCTAAAAAAGAGGTTACTAATGAGGTTGAGGCTATTGAAGAGGTTATCTTATCTACAGAAGTAATTGCTGAAGAAGTTATTGAAGAGAAAATCGAAGAAGTAGAATTATCTACAGAGGAGGTTATCGAATCAGTAATTGAAGAGGTGGTTGAATTAGCTGAAGACAAAGAAGAGCCTAAGAAAGAAGCTGCTCCAGTAGAAGCACCAGTTCAGTCGAACTTCGCTACTCAAGAAGAGTTGTCTCAAGTTAAACAAGAATTGTTATCTATGATTAAAACAATGATGGAAGACAAGTCTGATTACAATGAGCCAGATGTTCCAGCTAAACTATCTGCTGAATCAAAAGAAAGTGAAGAGCTTTCGGAAGAAGTAGAAGAAGAAGTTGTTCATTCTCCAGAGAGTGTGACCGAAAAGAGAGTACAAGGATATAACAATAAAGGAATGACTGCTGCCGAAAGAGTGTGGTCAATGATTAATAATTAATAAATAAATTTAAAATTATGGCAACAACAACAAGTATTACTACTACCTATGCTGGAGAAAGTGCTGGGAAATACATCTCGGCAGCCTTATTAGCTGGTAACACAATTGCAAACGGAGGTTTAACTATTAGACCAAACGTAAAATTTAAAGAAGTTGTAAAAAGATTGGAATTAGACGGTATCGTAAAAGATGGTTCTTGTGATTTCGCTGACACTTCTACATTAACACTTACTGAAAGAATCCTTCAACCAGAAGAATTTCAAGTAAACTTAGAATTATGTAAGAAAGATTTCCGTTCTGATTGGGATGCTATCTCAATGGGATACTCTGCTTTCGATAACTTACCTTCTTCTTTTCAAGATTACTTAATCGGACACGTTGCTGCTAAAGTTGCAACTAAACAAGAACAAACTATCTGGAGTGGAGCAAATGCTACTGCTGGTGAATTTGATGGTTTCTCTACGTTATTAACTGCTGATGCTGCTTTACCAGCTGCAAACGAAGTAACTGGTATTGCTGTAACTGCTGCAAATGTTGTAGATGAGTTAGGGAAAGTTGTAGACGCTATTCCATCTTCATTGTACGGAAGAGATGACTTAATGATTTATGTTGCTCAGAATGTTTTTAGAGCTTACAAGAGAGCTTTAGGTGGTTTCCAAAGTGGAGGTCAAGGAGCTGCTGGTTATCAAGACAAAGGTGGTAATCAAGATATTAATGTTGTTTGGTTTGACGGTGTAAAAATCTTTATGGCTAACGGACTTGCTTCTAACCTAATGATTGCTACTACTAAAGATAATTTACATTTTGGAACTGGTTTAATGTCAGACTCAAATGAAGTTAAGTTACTAGATATGAGCGAATTAGACGGAAGTCAGAATATTCGTATCGTTATGAGATTTACTGCTGGTGTTCAGTATGGTGTTGTTGAAGATATCGTAACTTATGGAATCGTTAACGCTGTTAACCCAGTATAATAACGTATAATAATAAACTGAAAAGGGTAGGTGGTTAATCTACTTACCCTTTTTTTATTAACTTAAAAAAAATATATATAATGAGTTGTGATATTTCAAGAGGTCGTATAGAGCCTTGTAAAGATTCTGTTGGAGGACTGAACGCTGTTTACTTCCTCAACAAAGGAGCTATAGGTGCTATCACCTATGACGTTACCGATGTAGATGTTATTACCAGTTTAGGTACTGCCATCCCAGCTTTTAAATTTGATATAAAAGGAGCTTCCACATTCACAGAGAACATTACTTCTTCTCGTGATAATGGAACTACTACTTTTGAGCAAGTTTTAGAGTTACAATTAACCAAGTTAACTAAGGAAGACCATAAAACGGTTAAATTGTTAGCTTACGGAAGTCCTTCAATTTTAGTTGAAGATAATAACGGAAACGTATTTGCTGCTGGTTTAGAACACGGATTAGATGTGTCTGGTGGAACTATCGTTTCTGGTGCTGCAATGGGAGATATGTCTGGATATACTTTAACATTCACTGGAATGGAAAGAGTGCCAGCTAACTTCTTAGGTTCTGCTGGAGTAAGTGCTTCTGCTGACATCCTTGCTGCTGGTGTTACAGTAACTGAAGGTGCATAATACCTCAAATTAAATAGTGATTAAGGAGGCTCTACAGAAATGTAGGGTCTTTTTACTTGCAAAACAGTATATCTAAAAATAGTTATCTTAGTATGATAATATTACAACCTATAGCAACATCTCAAACCATATCTATAATGCCTAGAATAGACTTATCTCTATCTACGATATTGTCTATAAAATTACGAAGAGATGGGGATGCTAAGTCTGAAACTATAACTAGTGCTGTAGTTGGAAGCAATTACAATTTCACAACATTACAGTTCTCAAGTACAATATTATCTGAAGGTTCTACTTACTCTGTAG